TATTACCTTTAGGACCCCAACCCTTATTGACAGGCTTATTTGTTAGTTGTAAGAGGTCTTCTTTTCGATAAACTTTTTTTGCATTCATCATTAATCTACAAAAATCTCTAGTTTCTCCTTTTTGACTTAAAGCAGTATCTTTAGTATAAACATATCTTACTTTGTAATAGTCATTATAAGAATCATTCACTCCATCCTGAGTACTTCTTGCATTAGGTCTAGCTGTTCCTGTTGATGCTAACTCTAATTTGCCCTCTACTAATTTATTTAATTCTGCTTCAAAATTAAAATCTTCGTGTTCATCGTTTACATTCTCCTCATCTAATAATTCCCAATCTTCAGGAATGTCTTCTCCAAATTCATTAATGAAGCTATTTAATTCTGTAAAATTATCATCACTAAGGTTACAATTACAATCTTTATTAAGATTAGTTATTTGCTCGTGATTCTCGCAAGGCATGTAGTAAGTCTTGCCATCTTGTTTGTGTTCGTGATGCCCTTTACAACCAATTTTTTCAGCTTCAGCTTCAGCTTCTTCTTTTGTTTCAAATAAAGGTAATTCTACTCCATCTGTAATCATTGTTCCTACTTTAGCAAAATCTTCTCTTACTTCTATATCTAAAGGCTCAAGTCCAAGTTCTGCTCTTATTTCAGCTTGTGTCATAACTGCTTTTAAATCTTCGCTTGTAAATTCTAAAGTAATAGGTTTAAGTTGAACAAAGTTCACAGGCATATCCATATTATTTATTTTGAATATTTTTCTCAATTCTTTAATAATATGGTCTTGATAAGGCTTAACAACGGTATTGAGATAAAAATTTGCGGCAGCGTTAAGTTCATCTACATTTGACCCCAAACCAGTGTCATTTTTTATCCCCATAAGCATAGGACTAGTAACACGATGTCCAGTCAAAATATTTTGCGTAAGGAGTTCTTGGAGTGCCAAATACTGTTTATCGGCATCGGACATACTAATAGGAACGATTTCAGGAGTTCTATTTCTATCGTCAGAAAATGTGAGTACGAACCGACCCGCAGATTTTTCCCCCGTGAATTTGTCAGCAATACTTTGCTCTATTTGTCTTCTCTCTTCTGCTGTTGGAACCCCGTTTGCGAAACTAATGAAGTAACTTCCCGCAAATCCGTTAGATATATTCGAAAGATGATATTCCGCAACTTTTTGGTCTACGAGAGCCCAGTTATTTGCAGCAGTATAATCTGGAGTATGGTAACAGTTCATATTCGGGGAATAAAGACCTGAATATAAAATCTGATTTGCAGATGTTCTATCATTAGGATTAAAAGCAGGTACTCTATATGGTTTATTTGTTCTTGTATTTGCCCAATCAGCAGATATAAAATATGCTTCAACTCTTCCCATTTCATTAGGCTTTTCTGCTCTTATTTTTTCCACGCCAATGTGATAAATTTCGCTAATTTGAGTCCTATCCTTAGACCACACTATATTCAAAGCAAAAGCCCCTTGTAGTTTAAAGTCAAAAGCAACTTTTTTTATTACTTCATGCAAACTTTCTTTAGAATTAGCTCTATCCATAAAGTTTTGCAGTTTAACTCTAGCTTCTAAATTTCTATCTTCTTGGTCTTCTATTATTAAGTTTTCAGCGGCTACCATTTCTGCAGTAGCATTAATAATAGCCGCTTGAGTAGATGAATTGTAGTATAAGTCAATCAAAAACTGAGGATATAGATTAGACCAGTTTTCGGTACCGTATTCAACATAATCTCTTCCCCTTACTTCTCTTACATTTGGAGCTGTTTCAGTTTCTAAGTTGATATTTAAAATATTGTCTTTCATAATTTATTTTATTGTCCGTAATATATGTAGTTAGTACCACTTGGTTCAGGATGTTGCGTATATTGAACTTGTGCAGTACCATCTTTGTCTGATACATACATTGTTCCTTTAGTACAAAGCCCCATAACTACACCGACATCATCAGCAGGTTCTAGGACTTGAGTTTCAGTTATAGGAGCTTTATTTACAGCAACACTTACAGTACCATTCCAGGCTACTTCATAGACTTCATAAGTATAACTCCCTGCCATTTTAAAGCTTGTTTCTCCAAGATAAACACTATTAGCATCTAAAGTAGCTTCATATAAAAAGCTAATACTTGTATATCTATCAGTAATTCCTGCTGAGCCGTCTCTATTATAAGCATATTGAATTGACTTATCCATTTCATTTGTAAACTTAAACAAATGTCTAATTTGTGATGTTGGTACAAGTTTTCCTATTAAGCTAGCTGAAGCAGGAGAAGCATAATAGTTATAAATTCTATTATCTTCGGTTACAACATATCCATCTGTACTTGAAAGTATTGGAGACTTGGTTTTAGCTTGTATCATATTATATAATGTAAAAACTCTATATTTATTTGCTTATATAAAAAAAGAGTAGCCGAAGCTACCCTTTCTTATGATGAACGCTAGACGAATCTATATATGGTCTAACCATACCACCTTCATCAAGCTATATAAAGACTACAAATTGTATTGTTTAGTTACTATCTATTGTAAGTCCTGAAATTCCTGCATTAGAAAAAGGAGCATTTCCTGCTGCTACATCTTCTAACATAGCGAAAGGCTCAGGCTCTAAACCGTCAAAGGTCAAAGTATATCCGTTCCTATCCCCGAATCCTGCGCCAGAGTCCATAGTTCCTGCATTTAATTCCATTCCGTTTATCATTCCCATACATACTATTACATCATTACCTGTAGCAGTATGAGTAGCATTAAGCTGAACAAAAATTCTTAGTTTTGTCGCAGCTAAAAGCTTAATCTGATTTTGGTCTTCTTTGGTCAATCGGTTTAATATAATATTTACTGTTGGAGTATAAAAAATCGTTCCATTTTCTCGGGAACCTGTAATTGTATCTGTAAGACTTGCAACACCAAGAGGCATTGTATATCTATATATCGTAGATGTTTGAAAGTTTATTGTATCAATTTCTAAAGGATTAGCTGAATCATAAGCCCAATCGGCTCTTGCGAAATCATCAAATACTGAAAAATAAACAAATTTAATACCTCCTGATATTCTATTACAATCAAGACCCCTTCCCTTGCTAAGTGCTGTACACGCCATAATTTTATTTTTTTTAAGGTTAAGGAAGCAGAGGTTTTTACACCCCTGCTTTCATTTAATTATTTATTACGAAGTTAAGACAACATCAGCTCCAATACCTACTTGCGTACCTCCTGAATATCTTGCTACAACTCTCATATTATCTGAACCATCTAAGTTAGCCATATCTAACATTTGGATTCTTGTTTGGTCTGAAAGTAAATCAGTTCCAAAGAAAAGATTTGACCTTTCTGCTGCAACTAATACATTATCTTTCATTCCGTTACAAACAGCTAATTTTATTCCTTCAAATACTGCGTCGTAGTCGCCATTCATAGAGTAAGCGTTTACATACCCTAAAGTAGATATCGCCGCGATGTATAATCTGTAAGACTTAGGAGACATATATATATGTAAGTCTTCTTTAGTATATACTGCTGTTGGTACTGCTGCAACAGTATCTGTTAAGTTTGTTATAATATTACCTGCGTCAAAAGTTGCACCTGTTTTAGCTACATCAATAACTGTTCCGTCTAATACTAAATGTCCAACACCACCACCTACAAAACCAGTGAACTCTCCTGCTGTTGCGTCGTTACCTGTCCATATAGATTGTTCTGTTGCGTTTGCAATAATCTCACCTAAGTAAGAAATTACATAGTCATCAAAAGATGCTGGAGGTGGAGCGCCTGCTCCTGCTCTCATTTGTGCTGCTTCCCAAGAGTCTAGTAATGTAGACTTACAAAGGTCTGTATTGATTTGTAAATTTTTTGGAGTAAGAACTGCTTCAGTCATTGTTAATGTTCCTGCTTCAGAAAAGTCACACGAAGCGTCTTTAACCATACTTGCTCCTGCCATTTTTTGAATGTTACTCTTATACTTGATATTTTCTATCATTGTCAAAAACTCTATAGAGTTAGCTTGACGAAGTGCAGCCGAGATGTAGAATCCTGCTGCTTTCCCTGCATAATTACTTGTTGTTGATAATGCCATTTTTTAATTATTTTTATTTGTTAATATTTTTATTTATATAATTCGTATAAATACCTTTCTTGTTTTGTAAATTTAGATATTTCTCTTTTGCTTAAAGGTTTTCTATCTTCACTAAATTTGTTAGTGTTCAATGGAGCTTCAGCAGGTTGTGCTGATAACTCTGCCTTTAGTTTTTCGTTTTCAGCTTTTAATTCTTCTACTGAAAATTCAATTGTTTCTGTTGTTTTTATTGATTTCGGATTTGTAGAAGCTTCTTCAGTTTCTTCTGACATTTCTTCTACTTCATCATCTCCACCAATTTTAGATTCTTTTAATTTAGCTACTGCAATTTCTAGATTTTCAATTCTCTTTTCCATTCCACGCCAATCTGCTACATCTGCTTCTTCATCATAATCTTCTTTATCATAATCTTCTTCATCTTCTTCAGCTAATTCAGTTTCTTTAACTTCTTCAGATAATTCTTCTGATGCTTCAATTTCTTCTTCCGTTTCGGATTCTATAACTTCAGAAACTATCCCTTCTTCTTCCACACGGAAACTAATTCCAGTATCAGTTTTATAAGTGCCAACTGGTAAAAGTATTGTTGTACCATCTTCCGTTAAAACGGAAATATCGACTCCTGCTTCTAATTCTTCGGCTGTAGATACATAAATTGTACCATCTTCGCCTTTTGACTGCCAAGCTAAAGCAATTTCTTCCTCAGCTTTATTTAAGCCAAGAGCTACTAATATTTGTTCTTTGATATCCATAAGTTCTTTTTTTATATAATGTAATTAATTAATTTTTGTTTGATTTTCCTTTATTATTTCGTTAAGAGCTTTTAATATTTCTTCATTTGTAGGAGTTCTTTCTGACATTTTTTCCATCTTATCAGTAAAATAACCTTCTATACTTAAACCACGAAGTTCTCCATCTTTAATCTTAGACCATAATTCTTCATTGTTAATTTTCATTTTTACAAACCAAGTTCCATTTGGTAAATCATAGCCATATAATTTAGATTTATCTTGGTCTCCTTCTTTTATCCAAGACTCAACAGTTAAAACTCCGCTTACTCTATCCTGATGCTCATAAGTTGCTTTATGATGGTTGTTGTGTTTCAAATAAAGTTCTGACGCTTTACGCACCGTTTCAGGACTAAAATAGACATAATATTCTGAATCAGTATTTGGGTCATATCTGAAAATTTGCTTATTAGGAATTAATGCGGGAGAAACAAGCATTTTTTTATCTTCATCTACTTTTGCTAAAGTTAGATTATTCTTTTCTTTACCAAAGTAAACCATATCTTGTTCTATTGCAGGACTAGCAACTAAACTAATTGCATCAATTGCAAGTTCTTCATTATCATCTGCTATTACAAGCTCAACAATTTTTGTTGGCTTGATTTCTTCGTAATAGTCTTTGTTGGCTGCTTCACATTCAGCAATTGAGTCATACTCACAGCTTCCTGTTTTTCCCCATTTTACATTTCCGTTTTTACATTCTTCGCAAGGCATATTATATAATGTATTTAATTAATTTTTATTTGATTTTTAAATTGTAGCTCTTCTTCTAATGTTAGCTAATTGATTCTGACTATTACTCATTTCGTCAGTTACTACAAACGCTTTTACAGGTTCTGGCTCAATACCTCCTGTTAAGTCAAATTCTCCTGACATCATTTGAGGTGCAGGCATTTGTGCTGCTGAACCTCGAGGACTTCCTCCTCCTCCTCCTCCACCACCTCCACTTTTGATAGCTTGTACATTTTTAAGTCCTGCAGCAACTGCCGCAGCCGCCGCTATTCCACCCAAAGTAGGTCCTACAACAGGTATTCCGGCCATAGACTTATAAGCAGAGTTTGCTGAAGCAAAAGTATCGATTGTAGCCTGTGTAATTGCAAAAGCTTTACCTGCTTTTGATTCTTCACCAAATATAGTCGCTAAATTTCCTGCCGTACTCGAAGCAGTTTTTAGTCTTTGTTTACTTGACATCTCAGACCAAGAGTCTTCTTTTTTACTTAAAGCTTTCTTATCTCTAGCATACTTTTCATCTAGTTCTTTTTTAATGTCTAAGAAGTTTTCGTAATCTTCTATTTCTTTTAACTGAGCTTCATATTCAAGCCTTAATCGTTCTTCTGCCCTTTTTTGTATATCATCTATTTCAGCTAAGAAATTCTCGTCTCTTAATTCTTTAAGTTTTTCAGCTTCTCCTGCTAATTGTTCCTCTCTTTCTTCTTTTGCTAATTGTTCCTCTTCTTTCTTTTTCGCTAATCTATCAGCTTCTTCTTTTTCTTCGTCTTCTTTCTCTTTTGCTCTAGCTTTTTCTTCTGCTCGGATTTCATTCTCTAAAGCATTAACCTCAGTAACTACTCTTCTTCTCATTTTAATAGAAGCTGTTTCTTTCTCAATGATTTCTGTTTTTAATTGAGCTAACTTTTCTTCATCAGCAGCAGAATCTTCACTTACAGCCATTTCTTCTAATTGAATTTGCATTCTTTCTCTAGCTAACTCTAACTCTCTCTCGGTAGTTTGTGCTTCTAGTTCTAGTGCTTTTTTGATATTATCAAGTCTTTCTTCTGCTGACTTTGTTTCATCTTCGGCAATTAATCTAGCTTTCTCTATCTCTTTTCGAGTTTCAGCTTTTTGAACCATAAACTCCATATCTGCATCTCTTAATGATTGAGTCCTTTTTTCTAAAGCAGTCATCGCTTTGACATCTTCAGAAATTTCTGTTCCAATATCTTTAAAAGCATCCTTCATCATCTTTGCTCCCTTCTTCATAGTCATAGGATTAAACATCATAGACAATCCTTCTCCAAACATTGACACTCTATCTATTAACACATCAAAACCTGCTGATAATCCTGCCATTCCTTGACTCAGTTTATCTGCTCCTCTTTTTGTATTCGTAAAATAAGATAATAAAGAACCTATCGCTATAATAAATGCTCCTATCCCTGTACTCATCAAACCTGCTTTTATAGTAGCAAATGAAGCTTTTGCTGATGTTCCTACTGCTTTAAAACCTGCTGAAACCCCATTCAAAGAAACCCCCATTATTTTAAATTCTCCTGCTAACTCACTCGCATCTTTTGTAGTTTCTCCTATATTTGATTTTACATTAACCGTTACCGTTTCCGTTTTTCCTGCCATAATTTATTATTTATAACGATACGCTAGTTTGTATCATTGTTATTGTTACACTTAAATTCCATTGTAGAGTCATATTTGTTGCTCCTTTTACTTCAAACCTCAAACTATTATCTACATTACTAGACCTTACACTCCAACCTGTTACAGTTCCTGAAGTCTTTATAGTATCTTTTTCTCTTGAATTGCTTGATGTACCACTCTTATTAATCATAACACCCCTTTCTACTGCCGAGAAAAAATCGCCAGGATTTCCACTCCCTGAACTTCCTCCAGTTCTTACCCCTATTGTATCAGCGTGGTAGTATATAATAGCATTATTAGGTAGTACAAATTTTACTCCTGATTCATTATTTATAGAACACGCTTGCCAAGATGAGTTTGTAGTTGTACCTGCATAACTCAATATAATAGTTTGTCTTTCTCCTAAATTATCTGAAAGTTGATTGCCTCCTAAAGTTATAGAACCTGAAGTTGTTGTATTAGCTCTAGTTCCTACAGTTATCGAGTTTATAATATCATTATCGATAACATTAGCTTCTCCTGTTACTATATTATTTCTTGTACTGTTTCTTATTGAGTTTGCTTGACCTAAAACTACTGAAGATGTAGAACTACCTAAAATATTTTGGTCTCCTTTTATTATACTATCAGTCTTATTAAAGCTAGAAGTTAGCCCTGGAGTATATTTAAAAGCATAGCAAGTCCTAGTAGCAGGGTCATAAGTATAACCATACTTCTCACATTGTCTTTGATTAGGTACTATATTTTCGTTAATACCATCTGTAAAAGTAACTGTACCAATATTAGTGATAGCTTTTGGCTTTATATCAAATCCTGGAGCGAATGGTATTGTAGGTATTTTTGACATTATGGTATAAGTATAAATTCGACAGTAGCTAAGTCGTGAGGTTTGTAATCTATTTTATTTACTCTAAAAGTTCTATTCTTAATAAATACTCTGTCATTAAACTTAAAGCTTTGCACATCTGCTGCATTAAGATTAACTTTTAATTTCATTATTCGAGTATCAGGATTGTATAATTCTAAATAATAATCTGCCCAATACAAATTATATAAATTATCAGGAGGAGCAACTTCGCCAGTTACTACTAATTGACAAGCACCAAAATTTAAGTCTTTAGTATTTCCTGCTACAGTTGGTAGATTTGAAAGATGGCTAAACTTTAAATATTTTAGCACATTACTACCTGCTTCTCCACTTTGTTTAGGTACAAAATAACTAGTTGGCATAGCTCCTGCTGCATTTGTAAGGCCTAAGTCTTGTACTCCATTATTATAACATATACGAGGAGAGTTTTCAAAGCCTGAAGATTCTCCATCATCATTCATAGTGTAAATAGCAGGAGTAACTAATCCAGGGTAAAAAGTCATATAAGGCTTCATTATAGTAGCTCCAAATGGCTCAGCTTCTACTTCAGTTGTTCCTTGAAGTATATTAAAATAAGGAAACTCTAATTTAAGGCTGCCGTATAGATGGCCTTGTACTGCCTTCTTATAATTTTGGAACATATAATCGTCTTCATCTTCTGTATATTTAAAAATAACTTTTTTTGTTAAGTCTTTAAGAGGCTCTAGTTTTATTTGTGATATATCAATTTTATCTGTCCAATCGTGAGTTATACTTCTGGTAGCTAGACTCAAGTCTGATGTATCACTACTATTAGTATCAGATATAAATATATCTCCATAAGGCTCTATTAAAATTTCAGTACGATTCTCAGGATTAGGCATAGTTACCAAATTAAACATCTTAAAGATGCCTTTTAGGAAATCCCATTGTCCA